TAACAACCAGACTGGTTACGAAAATAAAAAAGAAACCAAAGAATGAAGGATAAATTATGCCAGATGAACTAAAAACCACGCAGAGACCTTGGAGACTGTTGAGAGATACTACCTCCACTGCGGACGCCGACTTGGCAGCAACCACTAAGACCGGAGCAACTTTCATATCGACATATCACCCAGTATCCGGGTCTTCTGGAATTGCCGTGAAAATAGCGCCAACGGAGAACAAGCTCCTAATCTGTTTCGATTTCAAGAATGCTAATACTGATACTGCCGTTGCAACTATCTATTTGTATTCGGAAGCAGCAGGTACGGGTGTAACCAAAGTCGGTCCTGCCGAGTTTGCTTGTGTAACCGGCACTATAACTGCTGGCGCACAGCAAAGTGACTTTACATCTACGACCAGATACTTCGGTGATACTATAGCAACTATTACTCAACGGTTTGTCGGCGGAAGCAGTGCTATCAGTGTCGTTGACGGTTCTGGCAACGACGGTGTCGCAAAGCTCCGGTTTGATGTTGTAGGATACAAGTACATCTTGTGTTTGTTTACAACAATATCAGCTAATGACAATGTCCGGGCTTGGATGCGAGGATACTAAGAATGGCAGGAAAGAAAAACGCTAACAGGAAACCAAGAAAGCCCAGGAAGCCAGATAGTAAGAGAAAGTCAAAGGAAAACTTGACCCTTCAGGACCTGGAGATTATGGATTCTCTCGAAGTCCGGCACAAAACTTGGGACGAGACCCAAGAAGCGGTCGGTGTGAGCAGGTTTACGATTGCTCAGACCAGAAAGAAAGCTGCCTACCGCGACCTGGTGATTGCTGCCCTTGCCCAGAGACAGATTACCGTGGATACTTTTGCGGGAAACCTTGCAGATTTGATGAAGGCCCGAAAAGAGGTCGTGGTACGGGATGAGGGCTTGGTTGAGGTTGATGACAACGTGACCCGGCTGAATGCTACGCTGAAGTTCGGCGATATACTGGGCGTTGATGCTCCCAAGGACTTTAACCTGAAACACTCTATGGCCACCCTGAGTGATGATGAGCTTCAAGAGGCGATTGATGAGTCAAAGAACGAATTAGATGGACGTATCAAGAATAGAATTACCGGTGCACCGGCTGCAAAAGCAGCTATCACAAATACAGTCATTAGTCAAGAACCCGCAATGGCTGAGGCTGGATGAGAACCGCAGACTGGCCCAGGCTTTGGTTGAGCGGTCCAAAGAGTTTCTCTATCAGTATGAGCCATACTTCAACCGCAGCGATGGAAAACCAAGCTGGCAGTGGAAGTTTCTCGCTGCTGCGGCTACCTATCGGGGCCGGGTCGCCGTGGGAGCCAACCAGATTGGAAAGACACTCCAAGGCGCTTACGAATCCGTTCTCGCTATAACCAACCAGCATCCGTTTCGTCAGTTTCCAAAGACCGGCAGGGGTTGGATAGTCGGTCTGGATAACAAGATGGTTGCTCGTAACGACCTGCCTGACTTCAATAGATTTCTTCCAGAGCGCTACCGTACCCGATTCGATGGCTCTAAAAATATCTGGTATTGTGATAGTGAATCGGAGGACAGACACTGGATAGTTGAATTTCTCTCTACCGAGATGGGAGAGGATAAGTTTCAGGGAGCTAAGGTAGACTGGATATGGTTTGACGAGGAACCTAAAAGAACGGCCATATTTAACGAGTGTATGATAAGGCTTATTGCCAAGGCCGGTGTCTGGTGGATGACGGCGACTCCCATCAGGGGAACGGCGTGGCTCAAACAACTTATTGAAAGAGATGACATCTTTGATATTAGCGCAGGTCTGTATGATAATCCTTATATCTCTGTTAATGAGATTGACAATCTAAAAGCCGAGTATACCGAAGATGAGATTGATACCAGAATCTACGGAAGGTATGTTGTGTTCGGAGGAAATCCTGTCTTCTCGGGACTGAGCAGGAAGGTGCTTGTCGGAATGATCGACCGGCTTAAGGATGACATACCGGTGTCCGTAGGAACTATCGAATCTTATGCCGCCTAATGGAAAAGTGGAAATTCAGTCTTGTTAAGCCCGGTGACGAGCACCGTGTGGACTTAGTTAATATCTATGAGCATCCGGAGAAGGGTACTCGGTATACCTTGGGCTTGGATGCGGCAACAGGTTTCGGTTCCGATTACACATCGATTCAGGTTTGGTCGAATCAGATGCCTTTTGAGCAGGTTGCCTGGCTGCGGAACAAGAGAATAAACACGGTCAAGGGAACGGAAGTTATGATTGCCCTGGCCAAGTATTACAATAATGCTTTTATTGTTCCGGAGGTGCGGCACCCTGGAAACGCCTACGTTGACCATGCCATCGAGACTTATGCTTACGGGAATATCTATCGCCGGAAACAGGTTCTGGATGAAGACCCCTCAGTATCGAGTAAGTATGGTATATGTACTACTAAGGGAGATAAGCATCTGCTTATAAACCAAGCCAAGAGCCTGCTGGAAAATCCAACCGGCGCACAGGTTATCTTCCATGATCCTGTAACCTTGAATGAGTTTTGTAATTTCGTGTATGTGGAGGAGAAGGATAAGACCGGCGCAGGGGAAGGATTCCACGATGACACCGTGATAGCAACTATGCTCGCGCTTCACGGATGCTCCTTGTTCCCGCAAGCGCCACGGGAAAAACCGAAGATATACCGTCCCCAAGATGAGGATGCCGCTCATGCCAAGTATCTCTTGGAGAGACACTTCGGACGGACGCGAGAGAGTTTGATTCAAGTCTTGTAGAAAGGAAAAGAAATGAATGAAGCATTTTTCAGGCGTTGCTGGCTTACGCTCAAGGCAACGAACCCCAGACTCAGAAAGCGGATGACTGAAATCGAATGCGGGCTGGAAGGAATACGAGTGAGAGAGCGCGAACCATCACCTAAAAAGAGTGAGGAAGACAATGTCAGGCGAACCACCGAAGAAAAGTCAAAAGAAATTATTCCCATCTAATCGAATTAGAATACGATGCAGGCAATGTCACGCACGTCTCTGTGACAGAGTGTATGATGGAGAACGGGAAGAGCATCCGTGGCTTTTGCATTACAAGAAATCCCGTACCAATATCAAAACGGGTTGGATGGTTATAACTTGTGATAGATGTAATACTTCCCACTTCATTACCGCTGAGAAGGGAATTATAAGTTCCAAGAGACATCCCTATATATACGACAATTATGACGCAAGAGTTTCGACCCAAACCCAAGAATCTGTTTCCAACGGCAAGTAACGAATCTACCGTTGCTGATGATATTCTCAAGAAGATTATCGTTGCCCGGGTAAGGACATTCAATCCTTTTAGACGGACAAGAATCGTCGAGTGGAATGCCAATATTGCCTACCTCACCGGCCATCAGCGCATCGGTTTGCAGGAAGGGCATATTGTCGAGAGAGCTAAAGGTCCGTTTACTACGATAGTGAATAAGATAGCCCCGGCTGTGCGTAATGATGTGGCCCTGGCGACTAAGATACCTCCGAAATTCGACATTGTTCCTGATACAACCGATAAGAATGATAAGGCAACGGCCATTGGTGCCGAGAAAATGCTCTCTTATTTAAGGAGAATAAATAACTTTGACAAGCAGCGCGGCAAGATAATCCTCTGGTATGACATTTCTGCGATAGGATGGCGCAAGCAATGGTGGAATCCATTTTATAAACTCATTGGGCATAATCCCGAACCCGAACAGGAGGGACACAACCCTAATATGGAAGCCGGAGCGCCTGTCTACCAAGGTGAGGCGGTTTCGGAATTTGTGCCAACCAACGAGCTGGTATATGACTGGAGACAGAACACTGACAAGCTTCCTTGGATTATTCACGCCACGCCTTTGACGAAGGCCGAGGCGCGTATCCGATGGGGAGCATTGGTGGACAGCATACCGGATTCGGAGTTCATCGACCCCAACGCCGGTAAGGGAGAGTTTGAAATAAAACTTTTTACCGAGTTTGAACAGTTCACGGAAAATGCAACTGGCACTACAGTCAAGATAGATACCTCCGAAATGTCCTCCGATGATAAACTCATTATGGTCTATGAGCAATGGCAGGTCAGGGACAGCAATAATCCTTTGGGAAGTTACGCAGTTCTGGCAGGTCTTGAGAACGGCGTGATAATGCAGAATGTTCCTTATCCGATAGAACAATACCCGCATGGCGAGATTCCTTTCGTCGGCTATGATATGCTGGAGGTGGACAAGGCGGTTTCCGGTN